GAGGCCGGGCTGGCCAGGGACAAGGCGGAGTTTGAAGCAGGGCTGGCGCGTGAGCGCATGGGGCAGGAAGCCCAACTGGCGCAGCAGCGCATGGAACTTGAGGCAAGGATGGCGCTGCACAAGGCGGACCTGGCAACTCAGGCCCATGACGCCAAACTGAGCACGAACAGGCCGGGAGGGTCGCTTGATGCTTAAGCGCCTTGCCCGCTGGCTCGATCCTGTTGAAACCGTTGACCAGACGCGCTTGCGGGGCGGCAGTGACGCGGTTGAACGCGGCATCCGCTGGGAAACCTTCTACCGCGAGGAAGGCGGCTTGCTCGATATGCTTGAGGCCGAGCGCCGCGAACTATTCGAGGCCATGGGCGCGCTCGATCCTGCGGATATCGGCAAGGTCTATTGGCTGGCGACGGCGGACCGGATCGTTCGCCGCCTGCAAAAGCGGGTGGAGACAATCGTAGTCACCGGCAAGTTGCAGGCTGACAGCATTCGCGTGGTTGACGGCATGAAAAACCTCACCCGCGTGGACATTGAGTTTTAACCGCCGCAAGGCAACATAGGAGCGAAGTAATGGCCCATCCCGAAGGGGAAGCCGCTGCTGCACCACAGAGTGTTAGCGAGAAGGCGGAAGTATTCGAGGACTTCCTGTTTGACGGGGAGGAAGAAGATTTGGAGGCGGACGGCGAGATTGCGCCCGAAGAAGGCGATATTGAGCTTGAAGCCGAAGAAGAGCAGGCAGAAGAGGCAAGCGAACCGGAACCGGCCACCGCCCCGCCTGTCAGCCTGAACGCGGAGGAGAAAGCGGTTTTTGCCCAGCTTCCCAAGGAAGCCCAGGACGCATGGGCCGCAAGTGAAACCCGACGCAATACACAGGTCCAGGAGACCACGACGAAGGCAGCGGAAGCCCAGCGCACGGCGGAAGCCCGCGCAGCAACTGCCGACGCAGAGGCCAAGGCTCTATACGGGCAGCAGTTGGAACAGTTTGCGGCAGCGTTCGCGCCGTCGCCGCCTGAGCCATACCTTGCCCAGCAGAACCCGGCCCAGTACATCGCCGAAGAAGCCCAGTACCGCGCGGCCCTTGCCCAGCATGACGCAATCATGCAGCAGGTTCGCGGGATCAGGACGGAAGCCGAGCAAGAGGGCGATGCCGCCTTCTTTGCCCAGCGCGATAACCAGATCAAGACGCACCCGAAGATCGCCAACCCGGAAACCCGCGACACTTACGTCAAGGGTATCATGGACCTGGCGCAATCGGCGGGGCTTGACCCGGACAACATCGCCAGACACGCGACCGGGGAGGAATTTCTCGCCCTGGCCAAGGTGTTTGACCGTCTGTCGGTAGCCGAAGAAAAAGCGGCAAAATACGACGCGGCTTTGTCGAAGCAGATGCAAAAGGTTCGCGCCGCCAAAGGCAAGAACCTTCGCCCCGGCGCTGCCCAGCCTTCGCAGCGCGCCAATGGCGACTGGCAACGTGTAGCGAGCGCGAAGACGAAGGAGGCCAAGGCGGAAGCTTTTGCCGACTACTTCGGGCTTTAAGGTTTCAACTTGCCCACGCTGTGAAGCGTTGGCTTTCCCTTAGATGGATTTTTCAACATGGCAGTACCCGCAAATACGATCCAGAACGTCGCTCGTGTCGGCGTTCGCGAAGATCTCGACGAAAAGATTGCCGAGCTGTTTCCCGACGAGACCCCGTTCATGAAGGGGATTGGCCGCTCCAAGGCGTCCAATACCTACACTGAATGGCAGACTGACGGACTGGTAGCGGCGAACGAAGCCAACTCTGCAATTCAGGGTGACGATCTGGCCAACTCGGCCCGCGCGAATACCGTTCGCGTCGGCACGCATACTCAGATTTTCACCAAGGTTGTGGGCGCTTCGACCACCGTGGAATGGACCAACAAGGCCGGGCGCCGTTCGGAAATGGCGCGCGAAATCATGAAGTCGGGCCGGGAAATCCGTACCGATCAGGAAAAGCGCTTTGTTGGCAACTATGCCTCTGTGGCTGCGGCTGCCGGTGTTGCCGGTCTTACCGCAGGTGCGCAGGCGTGGCTTACCACCAACACCTCGCGCGGTGCGGCTGGTGCCAATGGCGGCTTCTCGGCGGGTATCGTCGCGGCGGCAACCAACGGCACCCAGCGGGCCTACACCGAAGCCTTGCTGAAAGGCGTTTTGCTGACCATCTGGAACAATGGCGGCATCGCCAAGATGGTTATCAGCAACGGCGCGCAGAAGCAGGCGGAAGCGGCTTTCGCGGGCCTTGCCGTCAACCGCATCGACAACAGCCCCAACGGCGGCATGTTGACCATCGTTGCGGGTGCGGACATCTACCAGAGTGACTTCGGCAAGATTGCTTTCGTGCCGGACCGCTTTGCCGATGCCCGTTCGGCGCTGGTGATCGATCCCGAGTATTGGGATATTGCTGTGGGCGATCCGCTGCAAACCAATGCGCTGGCGAAGACCGGCCTTGCCGAGCGCAAGGAGATGCATACGGAAGTTGCGCTCCGCTGCCTCAACCAGGCGGCTTCGGGCGTGGTTGCCGACCTGACCTAACAATGAGGGGCGGGATTTTTCCCGCCCCCAATCTGGAGAAGTACAATGGCCGACAAGGATAAAGTCACTGTCAAGGTGTTGAAGGACGAAACTGTTCACAATGGAGAGGGCGGATTTTACGCCAAGGGCGACGTTATCGAATGCCCTTCGGAGGAAACCGCGCAATCGCTGAAGGACAAAGGCTTCGCGGCCTGACATTGCGGCGGGCTTCGGCCCGCCCTTTGTTCTGTAACGGGAACGAATATGGCCTCGCAAAGTGATTGGGAACAGATCGACGACGGTTCATGGAACGGCGTCAAGAAGTTCATCCGTGCCGACGATCAGGACAATGTTCAAGTCCGTTACGAGGACTTCGATACCGAGCGGGTGACGCGGTTCAACAAGGAAGCGCCGCCGCTCGATAAGCGTTCGGACATGTGGCACGTCGGCCATATCCCTGCCTCGGTAGGGTTGAAATGGCTGGCTGAAGAAGGCTTGGATATGTGGAACCCGCACCATCAGGACGGGGTGCTCAGGAAGTTGATGGACAGCGATTATCGCCACCTCATTCCGGGTATGCAGCGGATCATTTTTTAGGGGCCGGTTATGGCACTTGCGAACTATACCGACCTTCTCGCGGCAGTGGCGAACTGGCTTGAGCGCGGCGATCTGACCGCGCGCATTCCTGAATTTATCACGCTGGCGGAAGCCGAGTTCAACCGGCGCTTGCGCACTTCGGAAATGGAACGGACGGCAACGGCAACCTTGACCGAGGACCGGGTGGCGGTGCCGACCGACTTTCTGGGGCTGCGTTCGTTCGTGCTCGACGGGGTTGTGACACGGCTGGACTATGTGCCGCCCGGCGACTTCTTCGATATCGTGGGAAGCGGCACGCCGCACATATACACGATTGCGGACGGCATGTTTCAGCTACGGCCTTCGGTGACTACGGGAACGTGCCGGATTGTCTATTACCAGTCCATTCCGCCATTGACTTCGGGTTCGCCGACAAACTGGCTCATGACGCGCTGGCCTGACCTGTACCTGTTTTCGACGCTGATGCAGGCTGAGTTTTTCGGGTGGCATGACGACCGCCTGCCGTTGATCAAATCGCGGATAGAGGAGATTTTCGCGCAGATTGCCGAGAACATCAATATGGAGCGGTACGGCGGACGCCGCCTGATGCCGCGCACAGCCATGGTGCCCTGATGTACTACCCGCTAGGCCCGCTCGCGCCTGACCGCAATCCGCGCCTGAATGACCAATATCTGCGCGTGGCGGACGGGGTTTATCCGACAGTTGACGGTTACAAGCCGGTAGGCCAGTGGGCACAGTATTATTCCGGCCTGCCGCTGGCCCCCAGGGGCGGCGCTGCGTTCGTTTCGCCGGGCGGGGTGGCCTCGGTTATCGCCGGGACCGATACGACGCTGTACCGGGCTTATTCCGGCGGTTGGGAACAAATCGCGGGGGGGTTCAACGGGCAGTTGGGCAACCGGTGGCGGTTTACGCAGTTCGGCAGCTACGCGGTAGCGACCAACGGGGTTGACCCGCTGCAACGGATCGACCTGGCAACGCTGGCGGTGACGCAATTGGGGGGCACTCCCCCCAGGTTCGACTTCCTCGGGGTGATCAAGGGCTTTCTGATAGGGCTGGTGCGCGACGGCGATGTCTTGACGCTGGCCTGGTCAGGCGCGTTCAACGGGCAGAGCTGGACGCCGGGGCAGGGGCAATCGGATTATCACACCATGCCGACCGGGGGACGGCTTAACGGCATGTTCGGGGGTGAGTACGGGATTATCCTGCAACGCAACCGGATCGTGCGAATGGATTACGTCGGCGGCAACCTGATCATGGACCCCAACGAGGTTTCGTCGAATGTCGGCTGCGTCACCCCGCACAGCGTGGCGCAATGGGGCAATCTCGGGTTCTTCCTGAGCGATTTGGGGTTCATGATGTGGGACGGCGCGCAGCCCATCCCTATCGGGCGCGAATTTATCGATGCGGAGTTCCGCTCGCTTTACACGGTCGATGTATTCAAGACCATGAGCACGGCGATTGACCCGGTGCGCGGGGTAGTGATGTGGTCAACCGGCGACCGGATATATTGCTACGATTGGGCGCATCAGAAATGGTCAACCATCCCCTATGCTTCGCCGATTATGTTCAGCGGGGTTACCAAGGGCATCCTGCTTGATGAGCAAGACCCAAGCGTAGGGGCGCTGGATGATGACATTGACGGCGCCGGGCTGGTGTCGCTCGACAGCGATGTTTTCAAAGGTGGCGACCCCCGGTTGTACACTTTCAGTTCCGGCAATGCCTTGGGGGTGTTTCAGGGGACGCCGATGGCCGCGACGTTCACGTTCAACGATATTGAGGCCTATCCGGGCAGGCGCGCCAACCTGCGCTTTGCAAGGCCGGACATCGACGCGGCAGGGGGGCTTACAGTCACCATGCAGACCAAGCAGCGGATGGTCGATGCTTTCGGTTCGGTTGCGTCAACCGATTTGCGGGCAAGCGGGGACGTGCCGCTGCGGTCCGCCGGGCGTTACAGCCGGATGACGGTGGCGATAGCGGCGGGGACGGCCTGGAACCATGCCAAGGGGGTTGAATTGATCGGAGCGCCGGGAGCGGGCAGATGAGCGATATCTATGTGTTCATCTGCACCCGGTCATCGGCGGATTTTACGGTGCCTTCGACGGCGGTTTCGGACGCTGACTTTCGCCGCAAGGTTCATAACGCGTTTCAGGGGCAAGTCGGCGGGCGCGTAGTGGTCGGGGATTTGAAGTTCCGCCCGACGCAGGATGCGGTTGCGGACCATCTGTTGTGCAACGGCGCGACAATCGAAAGGGAGCAATTCCCGATGCTGGTGGATTTTCTCGGAGGCGCGGACAGTGCTGTGTTGCCGTCGTATACCGGGGCCTTGACGGTTCCGGCGCTGACGGTGACGCAGACCACGGACGCGAGCGGCACGGTATCGACCGGTGCGACGGTTGAACCGGCGGGGACCGTTGGCGGGACCACCGGGGGCAATGTGGTTTCCGGCGGGCGTCCGTCGCGGCTCGATCTCAACAGCCTGCTATGACCTACGAGGCGTGGAGGACGCGGTTTCTCGAAGCGGTGGATACAGCCCTTTATCCCCCCGATTGGCTGGATTGGTTGGTCGGGACGGGGCAGGCCCGGTTCTGGGGCAATGAAAATGCAGCGATTATCGCCCACATCAAGACGTACCCTAGCGGGCTTATGGAGGTCCATGGGCTGCTTGCGGCGGGCGAGGCGGGGGCTATTGTCGAGCTTATCCCGTTGGCTGAAGCCTGGGGAGCAGAGAACGGCTGCAAGAGGGCGTCGATTGCAAGCAGGCCAGGCTGGGTGAGGGTGATGGAATCTTTTGGTTATGCAGTGCATCAAGTAGAGATTGTGAAGGGACTGTAGAATGGGCTTGTCAAAGAAGAAAGTCAAAACCACGTCGCATGAGACGGTAGGGCCGAGCGCTTTTGCACAGCCGTTTATCAACGATGCGGCTGGCGTCCAGCGCGGCGCTTATGACCAGAGCCGGGGGGTTCTGGACCGGTACATGCCCCAGGTTGACCGTGCCGCTGGCTATTTCGGGGACGTGCTCGGTGGGCAGTACCTTGACGGAAACCCGCACCTGCAAGGCGTGATCGACAGCAGCAACCGCGACATTGCCGATAACGTCAATTCGCAGTTTATGGACCGGTTCGGTTCCGGCTATCACACCAAGACGCTGGCCAACGGGCTTGCGGAGAACGAGAACCGCTTGCGCTATCAGGACTATGCGAGCGAGCGCGGCTATCAGGACAACGCGGCGCGGGCTATTCCGGGTGTTGCGGCGACGGCATCGAGCCTGCCGCTGGCGCTTGCCGGTGGGTACGGCGACAACATTTCCGGGCTGCTGGGCCGTTATCTCACCAGCGACGGGACTTCGACCACGAAGAAAAGCGGCGGCTTGCTGGGATCGATCCTGCAAACGGCGGCTGGGATTGGCAGTCAGGGGCTGATGGCAAGCGACGTGCGGCTCAAGACTGACATTCGCGAAGTCGGCGCAACTCATGCGGGGCTGCCGCTGTATTCGTTCCGCTATCAGGGCGAAGGGCCGTTCTACATCGGACCGATGGCGCATGAGGTTGCGGAAACGCAGCCGGGGGCGCTGGGGCCGGATATCCACGGCTTCAAGACCGTGTACTATGGGGAGCTTCGCTGATGGGACTGTTCGGCTTCAAAGCCCCCCAGACGGAACAATACGCGCAAGGGTTGAATGACAGGTTCGCGCCGCCCCATGGGGATATGCAGCAGGCGATTGCACAAGCGCCTCGCAAGAAAGGCCTGTTCGGCAACGCCTTCCGCCCTGACAGCCCGCTGTGGCATATCTTGGGCGGCGCTGGCGATGTCATCACGGGCGAGCCGGTCTATACGCAGGGCTTGATGGACCGGGGTGCGATGCGGCAGAAGTCGCTTATGGACCAGGCGCAGGCCGAAGCGGAGAACGCGCAATGGTACGAACGCGAGAGGTGGAAGCGGGATAACCCGGAGCGCCGTGTCAATGATACCGAAGCCGATTACGAATACCGCAAGCGCGTCCTTGGCGAACAGTCCGCAAATGATTGGCTGCGGAGCGCTGGCGACCCGCCTGTAACTATGACACTGCCTAACGGACAGGTTTACAGCGGGCCTCGCAGTGGTTTGGGGGCCGCTCTGGGTAGCGGTCAACCCGCACCGCGCCGCCTTGGCCCGATTGTTGATCAAATTCCGGGAGGCCAGCCCGGTGGCACAATCCCTTTCGCCCCTAGCGGGGTGAACCGGGCGGGGGTTACATCGACCTACCGCACGCCGGAACATAACCGCAAGGTAGGGGGGGTGCCTAACAGCTATCACACCCGGCGCGGCCCTAATGGCGAGGCGCAGGCAATCGACAGCGTTCCCCCGCAAGGCATGAGCATGGCCGAGTATTATGCGCGTCTGAAAGCGGCCAATCCGCGCTATGATGTTATCAACGAGGGCGATCACGTCCATATTGAACCGAGGGGCCGCTGATGCCGTACCGTCAAGACCTTGAGACTGGCGAATATGTGGAAGTTGATGCCGCCGGTAATCCCGTGCAAAGTCAGCGTCCGGGCGGGGTATATACCTTGCCTCCTTCGCCGATCCAGCAGCAGCAGCAGGTAAACAATCAGGAGCGGCTGCAAATTATGCGGCAGGCGGCGGCACGGGGGGCGTCAAACGACGAACAGCGCAATTCGCGCGAGCGAGCGCGGCTCGCAGCCGACCTTTACGCCAAGGGGTTGCAGATTGGCCCCGATGGGCAAGTTTCGGCAATCCCCAACTGGCAGCCCCCGTTGTCTGCGGCAAGCTCTCCAAGGATCACGGCCAAGGTACGGGAAGACGCCATCGAGGCATATAATGACGCCGCTGCGCTTGAGCGTATTGCCGATGATTTGACCACAAAATATGACGCTGGTCCTGGTGCGACAAGTGGTCTTGAGGGGCTTCTCGATTACCTGCCGAGCGGGGAAAACAAGGCGTTTGACGACACCTCGTTTCAGGCGCGAGGCTATGTCAAGCGGGCGCTTGGCTTCACCGGGGGCGAAGGCAATACCGTTGGCGAGATCGGGCTGAACTACGGACCATACCTGCCGGAGGCGTCGGATATAGACGAGCGCATCCCGAATAAAATTCAGGCGCTTCGCAATCTCGCCGGTGACAGCCGAGCAAAGGCAATTGG